GGGCCGTAGTACCTTGCTACAGTTCCCCCACGCCCAAAAAGGGGGCTGTACGGGGTCAACGTCGCGCGCTGCTGCGCGAACGAGGACCTGGCCGAGCTCGAGGCTAAGGCTTGCGCCTCGGGCGAGCTGGTCGCGTTATAGGCCACGCGCCCTGCGCTTTCTCACCCGAGAGGTTGAGCTGCTGCTGCTCTGCTGTTGTCATGCCCTCTGCAATCCCGCGCGCTTGCTCGTCCGCTGTGAGCTTGTGCGCCTCCTGCGCTTTCTCACCCGAGAGGTTGAGCTGCTGCTGCTCTGCTGTTGTCATGCCCTCTGCAATCCTGCGCGCTTGCTCGTCCGCTGTGAGCTTGTGCGCCTCGCTCGAGCCGTCGCGCACGCCCTGGTAGTAGCCGAGGCGATAGCCCTCGCGCCAGGCGTGCAGCTCGAGCTCGTTCAATGCAACCTCATGCGCTTGTTGACTCCGTCCGCTATGCGCCGCTGCGTCCTGTAGTGAACGGCCAGGCGCTCGGCAACAACAGGGACCGCGCCGAGCTCGGGCATGTCCAGCGCCTCAAGGTACAGGCGCGCGGCTCGAGCGAAATCCTCGGGCGCCTCGGGTATGCTGCGGCCGGCCACGCTCCAAAGTGTGAGCATTCCCTCGAGCGTACTCAACATCGCGCCGAGCTCGCCTATCAGCTCGGGCAGCTCGCCCGGGTGCTCGTCATGCCATTGCTCGAGGGTCCAGAGCAACCACCGCGTTATTTCGAGCGGCGTACATTCTCGCGGCGTCGCCTGGCGCTCGCCCGGAACCGGCCGGAATATGTTTATCACGGCGCGCGCTCGAGCTGCTCAGACTCGGGGACGCGCACCGCCTCGCCCTCGAGGGGCGGCGCGCCGAAATCAAGCCAATACTGCTGCGGCGGCGTCTGTAGCTCGCGCAGCACAGGCGCCTGTTCAATGCGGACCGCGAGCTCGGCCGCGCGAAACGGATCATTGCGCGCCATAGTCGCCGCGCGCTCGGGCGTGAGCACGCGCCCGAATCCCTCGAGCAGCCGCTCCGATATCGTCTTAGCCCGCTTGCGACCAGGCGCGCCGCCGGCTCTCATGCCCTTGCCCTCGGCGTTTGTCCAGCGCCGGCCGTAGTTCGGATGCCGCTCGCCTGGCCGCGGCCCGAGATTCGCGAGAGAGCCGTCCGCGCGCAGCGCGCGGCCGAGCTCGTCCCGAGCGTAAGGCGCGCGCGCCGGCGTCTTACGCGGCGAGCCGTCCAGGTTGAGAGCTCGTCCCTCAGCGTCGCGCCGCTGCTTGCCTCTACGTTGCGGCATTGCCTTTGCGCTCGAATCGCGACGGATTGAACGAGCAGAGCGAACGCGGCGCCAGGTACACGTAGCGCGGCCGAAAAGCGCAGCGCGCCCAAGTGCCGGCGAACGGCCGCGGCTTGTTGTCCTCGTCGGGAAGGTGGACCAGGCTCGCGTTGCGACAGTCGCAGCAACGCCCGAGCTCGCTCGAGCTCGCCGGCGTGTCGCCGCCGGCAGCGCACCCGAAGTCTAGGGACCGCTGTCCCATCGCCTCGGCCTTGCTTCATGCTCGCGTCATGCTGCGCCAGGTCCTCGCGAGCTGTCAATACCTGGTCCGATTGTTGCGAATTTTCCTTGCAGAGCGTTTTTCTCCGCACCGCTTCGCACGATGCCTAGAGCTCGAGAGCTGGCGCGGGGTTCATCGTTACAGCGCGCGCTCGAGGCTCGAGCGGTCACTTAGGCGGGGGCGTAGCCCCCGCTCGAGTAGGGGGGAGCGCCGTTAGGCGCGCGGGGGGATTACTCACAGGGACGCGCACAGCGCGGACAAGGCTCTCGCCTCGCTCGGCGCCGGAAAATCTCCCGGCGCCGCGTCGCGCGCGGGTGCGAAAGCACGCTCTTTTTAAAAATCCCCCTCGCGGGGTACTGCGAGAGCCGCGCGCCTGCGCTTGCGAGCTCGTAAGGCTATCACATAACGCCGGCATTACACTAGCCCCCCTAGTATACGCGACCCTTAGCGGTTTTCCCTGGCGCAGCCGCAACCCGTTGTATACAACAGGGTCCGGGTCAACCCCCACGGTTGACCTGTCATAACCCCCCGGGTATCCTGTGCAGTAATGAGCGAGAGTCTCGAGCAACACAAGCAACTAGCGCGGCTTGCCGGCTGCACGCCGGCCGCGGCGCGCGCGCTGCTCGAGGACCCTCGCGCTCGGAGTTACCTGGACATTGTCCTGAAGCAGCTCGAGGCGTTTGTAGTCGCCCAAGGGCGCCGCGCAGAGATTCGCAGAATGCGCGAAGCGGGACACACGCAACGGGAGATTGCCGAGGCTCTAGGCGTAAGCCAGCCTCGCGTGCAGCAGCTCCTACGTTGACCTCGCAGCCGCTCGAGCTCGAGGAGCCGAGCGCGTGGTCCGCGAGCTCTACGCCAGCCACGGCGGGCGCCGGGTGATCTACCGCGACTCGTCGGGCTCGTGGGATGAGCTCGTGCATGACGGCGCCGGCAATTTCCGCGGCTACGGGCCGGCGCGCGACATGGCGCCGAAGGGGGTCGCGTGAAAGGCGCGCTCAAGCTGGACGAGCTCACCCCGGAGTTGCGCCGGCGCCTCGGCGTGCGGACGCGGCGGACCACCTTTGATAAAGAGGCGGTCCGCCGCTACGCGCTGCGCTGCCTGGCGACGATTGCGGACCTCAAGCAATCGGACCGGCGCCGGGTGCTCGAGCACGCGCTCAAGGTCAACCAGGCGTAAACTCGGGGGGTTGACCACATGCCAAAAGACCAGGTCCGCGTAATCCTCGAGGCACGTCGCCGGCGCGCGCGGCTCGCGAAACTGCGCGCCGGCGGCGCGAGCCTGGCCGAGCTCGCGCGCCTCGAGGGTTGCAGCCGTCAGGCTATTTTCAAAATCCTCAATCGCAAGGGCTCGAGGCGGTCCGTCTACGCCGGCGTCCGCCCCGAGCCGCACAAGTGCCGCGTGTGCGGGTTCCGCTACGATTCAAAGCGCCACGCCGAAAAATGCGGTAAGAGCCGCTAGAGCTCGAGCTCGGCCGTAACCTGCTCGCCCTGTGTCCGCTTCGCCGGGACCAGGGCGAGAATTTTTATAGCGCCTCGAGCGAGGACCGCCGTCCCGCGGCGAGCTCGCATAGCTCGAGCGCCGCGCAGCAGGACCAGGCGCTCGGGGTCAATCTCAACGATGAACGTTAGCCCAGGCTTGCTATCGTCAGCAGACTGTTGCTTAACTGTGTAATGATGTTTCACGGCGGGGGTGGGTTGACAGAGTCCTACCCGGGGGGGCCGTGTCCCGAGTGAGTCGCTCGGGTGAACGCGCGCACGAGCTCGAGGCGTGCCCCCACCGGATAGAACAGGTTGCACCGTAGACCCATTCCCGCCGCCCGGTCTATTGGACCTTGGGACAATCGCACGCCGGCGCCGGACACTCGCAGCGCGCCAGGATGCACACGCACAGGTTAGGCGCTTTCTCACCCGGCGGGGGCGTCGGCTGCATGACGCACCCCGAGAGCTGCGACACGATCAGGGCGAGGACCGCCGCGAGGACCATCCAAGCAAACACGTTGAATAGGAACACGCCGACACAACTCCAAACGGGCCGCACTTTCATAGGTGCTATACCCCCGGGCGCTTGCCGATCGCGCAACCTGGCGCGTCCTGGCGAGCCGTTTTCTACATGAGACCAGGCGCCGAGTATCCGAATTGCGCCCCCACATGCCCGAGCCCGCCCTCGCCGGCGCCGGCGAAGCGCACGAGCGCGTCCGCAACCTCGCGATTGCGAAGCAGGGCGAGAGCTGCACCCTTTGCGCCCTTCAGCGCGGCGAGCTCGGGCCGGCCGTGTAACACGGCCGTTTTGAGGACCTCGGCGGCGAGCTCGGCCGGCGTCTGCTCGGGTAGAGCTCCCGCCGCTTTCTGAGCGAAGCGTATCGCCTTGCCCCCGAGTGTCGCCTCGCCCAAGTCCATCATCGCCGCGCGCGCGGCCGAGCCGTTGCCGCGGATCATGTTGACCGTTCGGCCGGCGAGCGAGCCGAGACCGTAGCCGGCGCCGCCGAGCAGCGCGCCGACTATCGCGTCTGTCCCCTGGTCGCCGGAATACTTCGCGCCGCCGAGAGCGCCGCCTATCGCCATGCTCGAGGCGAGCCCGCGCGCGCCGCTCGCGCCCACGCCGAGCGGCATCGTCGCGAGATACGGCGCAGCGTGTCCGAGTAGCAGCATCGCCTTGGAGAATCCGCCGAGCTCGTCGCTCGTGCCTTGCATGTAGCTTTCCTGCGCGCCCTGGTCCTCTGCAATTTTCCGCTGCGTCGCCGTGTCGCCGCGCGCGCCGGCGAGCAGGTTCCGAATGCCGGCGCCCATGCTCGAGAGCTCGTGACCGGCGCCGACGAGAAAAGACTCGCCCGCGCCCATGCCCTGCGCCGCCATGCGCCCCGCTATTTCCTGGCGATTGACAGGCACCCACTCGTTGCCCTGTAGCTCGTATTGCTCGCCGGTCGTCGGGTTTGTTGCTATGAGGTTCATCCGCGCGTCCCCGTAATGAGCGTGCCTTTCGGCGGCGGCGGCGCGCCGCGGTCGCGCTGGTATTTCACTTCACGAGCTGCGGCCGCTTCCGAGAGCGGCGCGCGATTGATACCGGGCCAGTTCTGCGTGCGCTGCTGTGTCTGTTTGAATTTGTCCTCGAGCTCGCCTAGCAGCGTGTCGTAGTTCTGCAAGATGCCGGTATTGCCCTTGAGCGACGAGCCCCACCCGCTCGGGTCCTCGAGTAAATCATTCAGGTCCTTGATACGCGCCTCAGAGTAGCGCCCGGCTTGCGGTCCTTTGCTCGTCGCCTCGAATACGCGATTGAGCGCACCCACCGCCAGCTTGTGCGCCGTCGCCTGATTGCGCGCCTCGGCGCCGAAAGCCTCGGTCCCATGTTTCGCGACGCTATCGCGCAGCCGCTTTATTTGCTGGTAGGCATCCGTCAACCCGTTCACCGTGTCAACGGCGGCGTCATGGCGTTCACTCCCCGGGAGTGGGACTACCTCGATTCCGCCGTCAGGCGTGACTACGCGCGCCTCGTTCTGTCCGACGCCGCCGAGCTGCACGTTGCTCGGGGGTTGCTTCGCCGCGTCGAGCTTGAGCGCGTTCAGCGCAATTTCCTGCGCCTTGAGAATGTGGTCCTGGCGCGCCTTGAACCAATCCAGGGCGAGCGCGTCGCCCCATTGCTTGCGCTTGTCCGCGAATTCGTTTTTGGCTTGCTCGAGCTGCGCGTCAAAGCGCGCATTGACGCCCGCCTCGCGGTCGCTCGCCTCTTGCCCTTGTTGCGCGAGCTGCTCGCGGCCGAGCTGCTGCTGCTGCGCGCGCGCCATAACATCCGAGAACAGAGCGCCGGCGGCGCGCCGCTCGGCCGGGCGCAGCCCCATGACGCCCTGCATAAACGCGAGCTGCCGCTGCGGGTCCGCGGGGTTCGCCATGAGCCCGGAACCCTGGTCAAGCTGCTGAGGCGGTCCCTGCTGCTGCTGCCCGCTCTCGTCCTGGCCGGGATACATGAGCGACGGCGCCGAGCCGAGCAGGTCGCGAACCTTGCCGGCCGATTCGGTCGCGTCGCTCTGCTCTTGCCGGCGTGTGAACCAATCTTGCGCGAGCCCCATCAAGGGCGCGAGTGCGAAAATGGGCAGCATGATTACGGTCCCGCTCTGCCGGACATAGACATGTTTTTCGCGTCGCTCGCCTGTTGCGATTGACTCGAGCCGAGCACCGTCGGGGACCCGAGCACCTTCGCGAATTCCTCGAGGTTAGTCCACGGGAGCTGCGCGCTCGTCTGCATCATGGACGGCGAGAACCCGAGCGCCGCGGTCTGCTGCTGCCGCGCCTGGTCGAGCGCGCTCGCCGTTAGGCTTGTGCGCGTGCTCGCCATTGCTCGAGCTGCTTCGCCGGCGGCGAGCCCCTCGGCTATGCCCTGGCGCGTGCCGCCGCCGGCGCCGGCGCCGACGGCATTCCGCCGAATGCCCGGGAGCACGTTGCGCGAAAAGTCGAGCCCCATCTGTTGCGTTGCCTGGTTGATAACGTCGCCGGTCGCGGGGTTGATTCCGCCCGTTAGCGCGCTCTGCCAGGCGTCGTATGCGCCCGGGTCCATGCTCGGACCTGGCGCCGAGCCCATCGCCGCGCCCTGCTGGTAGAGCTGCTGAAGGTAGGGCGCTTGCACGCCCCACACGTTCTGCTGCGAGCCGCTCGAGCCGCGCCCTGTGCTTTGTCCACCCGCAACGCTACCGCCGCCCATGTTTCACCTCGTAGTCTATGAGCACCTCGCGCAGCCGGCCGCGGCCGTGAATCCACCGCAGCCAGCCAGGGCGCCCGCGGACGCGAATCGCGTCCACGCCGAGACCGTTCGCAATGCGCTCTATCGCGTCCCACAGTACCGGGCCGGTCAGCTCGAGCGCCTGGCCGCGCTCGCCGCCGGCCGCTACTACCGTCAGCAGCCGCTCGCCGCGCAGCTCTACGTGCTCGAGCAGGACCGCGCCCGCGATGCAATCGCCCACGGCGCCGACGAGTAGCCCGTAGCGCCGGCGCGCTACGCGCGCGCGCGCCGTCGTCAGCGATATATGCCAGCTCGGGCAGACCTCGAGCGAGCGCCGCAGCCAGACCGCGACCGTAGGCCACACGCGCGCGAGCTGCTCGGGCGCAATCAGCCCCGCGGCTATATGACCGTGTGCGTAAGCCGATTCCATGCGCCCTCGAAGTAGAGATACAGCCCGCCCGAGCCCGCGCCTGTTGCTATCACGCCGTCCGCGAACAGGTAAACATGCCCTTCCTCGGGTTTGCCCGGGACACTGTGCCAGGTCTTGAATTCGAGCCGGTCGATTGACGGCGAGGCGAGCGCGTAGGCGACGCGCTCGAGCTCGGCGCGCGTGACAGGATCAGGGACCGGGTTCGGGACGTATCTCATTTTTTGCGCTTGCGCTTGTGGTCCTCGCGCTGCTCGTGCTCGAGGCTCGCCGCGCCCTGGCCGAGCTCGAGCTCGGCGTCATGCGGCATTGCCGGGAGCTGCTGCGCGAGGACCTGGTCAACCTCGGGGGTTGACGCCTCGAGCTGCTGCTGTAGCGAGATTCCCCGCGGACTGTGTCCGAGGATATGGGCTAGGCGTGTCATACCATCCCCTGTTCTGAATACGCGAGGCGGAAACCCTCGCAGCTATACGGGTTCGCGCTCTCAAGGTGGACCGCGGCGAAGCGCCCCGAGCTCATGCAATCAACTTGGTCCGTCTGTCCAATCGTAAAGACCTGGTCCGGTTCCCACGCGACCGCGTCGCCTGGCGCGTCCTGCACGCCCACGCGCACCGTGACCTGGTCCCCGTTGCGGCCGTTGATTCGCGGGTAGAGGCGTTTCACGAGCGCGCGCCCGCCTTGCGTGAGCGGGATTCCCATGCGCTCGAGCGTTGCGACCGCGGGGACGCCGGCGATTGTGGTCCCCGAGTCGAGCGCCAGAAAGCGCGCGGCGTTCGCGTCGCACGAGAGCACCGCGAGCCCGCTCGAGGTATCGGCCTGGTCAGACCACTTGTCCGTTGCGAGCTGCCAGCTCTGCGCCTCGCTCACGTCGGACCACAGTCCGCGCGCGAGGACGAGCTGCGAGGGGAACAGGCAATTGGACCTGGTCAGGTCGCGGAATGTAATCTCGTCCGACTCGCGCGCCCATACGAGCGCCTCAACGAGCTGCCCGTTGCTGCCGGTCATGGGATACGCTACCAGGACCTCGCCGCGCTCGAGATCCTCGCAAATGTAGCAGCGCGCGTAGTGCGCCGGGTCTATCGCTGAGAACAGGTAAGAGCGCGCGCGGCCGTCGATCATGCTTTTTTGCACGATGCCGTTATGTCGGACCAGGTCCCCGAGAGTCAGGACAATGTTCTGCTGCCCGAGCGAGTAAACGGCGTGCGAGCCGAGCGCGCCGGCGATGCCCGGGAGCATTCGTAGCCCCATGACAAACGGCCCGCCGATATACGAGAGCGCGAAAGCGCCTTGCGCCTTGTAGAGCGCGAGCGAATCGTCCCCGAGCGCGCAGCTTGCTAAGAGCTGCCCCGGGAACTGCGACGCCTCGAGCAGCCCGGCGTCGTTCTCGGGAGTCTCGAGCCACTCGGCCGGCAGCGTGCCCGGGTCCGCCTGGTCAGACCACCGGACCGTTTGATACTGAAAGCCAGGGTTAGGCGTGACCGCGCCGAGCGCCACAATGGACTGCTTGAACGAGGCGACGCCGGCGCAGCTCCACGTAGCATCCCACCCGGGCAGCGGGTCCGCGCTGTCATGGGAAATCGGGATTGAATAGGGAATGTTCGGCTGCGCGTTGACGATGAGGTAATCGTTGAAAATGCAGCCGGTCACGTCCTCGGGGCTCGAGACCTCGAGCCAGCCCGCCGGCGTCAGGTCATGGTAGGCGCCGTCATAGCAGCCGAGGAAAGTCGCGCCGACGTAGACGACAACGGGAACGCTCTGCTGAATGCCCCACCGCGCCCACAGAATCGGGCCAGGCGTCGCGCCGTAGACTTGCGCCTCGCCTAGCATTGAGTAGGCGCTCTGCGCCGAGAATCGGACGTTTTTCCCGAAGGACCATTCCGCGCGCCCTTGCGCGTCCGGGCCGAGGCGCGACGGCGGCGCGTCGCGATTCACTGAGAGCGGTAGCACGTCGAGAATGCGAAGCGCGCCCACTCTAGCGCCCCGCGTAGACCGCGAACACAACGCAAATATTGACCGGCCGAACCTCGGGGACGGTCCCGGGCGAGCCGTGAACGTTGCCGGCAACGTAGTGATCTACGCCGGTCACGGTAATGCCGGTCCCCTGGTTCGCCGTGTGGTCGCTCGGGTTATAGACTTGCGAGTTTGTCCCGCCGCCGCCGGGCATTCCCAGGTCCCCGCTTCCCGCGCTCGTAACTGCGAGCGTGTGGTCCGCGAACAGCCAATGCGCGTGTTGCGGGTCGTTGAATGCGTGGACGTGATCAACGAGCGCCCACGTCTGAATTGTGCCGGGTTGCCTCGAGCCGTCGGGGTCCCACCCGGACCCGCTCGTGTCCTGGCCGCGCAAGAATTTCCCGCGGAAATCGGGGAGCGCCTGGCTCGAGCCAATGAACCCGAGCGCCGCATAGAGCTCCGGGTAAGCCGCGGCCGTAATCACGCGGCCGTCTAGCGGTATCCACTTTGCCGGCGGATTCGCGAGGAAAGGCGCGACCATGCCGATAAACTGCGCGAGCTCGTCGCCGGCGGCGCGCGGGAAAGTGTTTTTGAGGACGTTCTTTATTCCCCGAATGTGGTCGTCGCCCTCGTCGCGGAAATCGTCCGGCGTCGGATTCGCGGGGACCAGGTTCGCTATGAATTTGCTCGGTCCGGTCAGGTCCTCGAGTGCCATTGAGAGCCTCGCTAGTAGGGGCGCCCGAGCTGCTCGGGTGCGCCCTGGCGTTGTCGGGAATTCGCGACCGCAAGCGCCGCCTGGTATGCGTTCTCCGCGGTCGCGGCGCCGTCGGCGTCCTCCGCCCAAATGCGCGCCTCGCGCAGCAGCGCATAGAACCACAGGCTCGGAAACGCGAGCGCGCTCGCGTCGTCCCATCCCGCGGCGCTCGAGTCCACGCCGAAAAGGTCGCCGGCGATTCGGTCCGCGGCGTTCGCCCAAAATTCCGACGTGTGCGCGGTCGCCTTGCTGTTATGCAACCAGGAAACGACGGACGTTAGGAGCGCGGCGTTCATTGAAAAGACGCCCCGCCGTTGATCGTCCACGTTTCGCCGTTCAGTCCGGCGCAAGTGGTATCGCCGATCTTCGCCTGACTCGCGTCAAAGCCGGCGAGTATTGCCCCGCCAATCGGCGAGCGGAATTCAAACCGTTTCACGTAGCCGATTAACGCCACCATCGCCCCGGTTCCCTCGCCGCCCACGCGGAGCGGCTGCGTTGAGACATTCACGGCGGTAAAGCCCGCAACCGCACCGCCAACGATGAGATTCCAGGCGACGCCGTCGTCAGAGTAATAGATGTTTAGCGTTGACGTTGACGGGTCCCATGTCATTCGGAGCCAATGCTCCGAGCCGTTCACGAATACCGGATGCTGTCCATTTTGCCCCCCGAAGGTGCCGCCCGGTTTCACTATTTGCCCGAAGACCGCTCGCGCAGCCGCGCGGTATAGACGCAGCGAACAATTCGCGCTCCCCACGTCCATGATGTTAAAAACCCCCTCGGTGATGGCCGACGTCCACGTCGCCGAAACGAGCGCGCGCCCTTCCCACGCCGCCGGCGCCGAGAGCGCGGCGTTGACGGCGGCGTTGCTCGGCGTAGACAGAAACGACCCCACGGTCCCGTTGAGGACTAGCTTTGTCGCCGGGAAGAAACTTGGATTTTTCCCGAGTCGCACCCACCGGCGCGACGGCGTTGCAACGCGCTGCGTCGGGTCCGTGCGATACCATCTTAGAAGCTGATGCCGTGTGAGCATTAGTGATATTTCCGCAGCACGCGCGGCTGTAGTCGAAACTCGTCCGCCTCGCTCGAGGCGAGCAGCGCGCGCCAGGCGCGCTCCCGCTCGAGGCGGTCCGCCGCCTTGAGCGCCGGCCGCTCGCGCAGCAGCCGGTAGTAGTCCTCGAGCGGTATCGTTAGTACGCACCGCCCGAAGGTCAGATCGTTGAGCGTGCCAGGCATCGCGCGCAGCTCGGCGTTGCGCGCGACGATTGCGGCGCGCTCGTCCTGGTCCTGCATCGTGTCTACGCGCAGCATTCCGCCGGCGTAGTGCCACCGCTGCCACCACTCGCCCACGCGCCGCCAGAATTTCACGAGCTGCGCCCCCAAATAAAAACGGGGGCGAAGAACCCGGACCAATGTCCAGCTTCGCCCCCGTTCGGCAACCCTTACGAGTTGGCGCCAGTCTGCGCGCGCTCGTATGACGTTGTCAAGCGGTCATTGCGGCCGCTTCGTCCAGGTCCCTGTAAGCGCCGTGTGCTTTCTCGCTGAGAACTTTCAGGGTCCAGTCCTCGGCCATGAGCCTGTTGTCCGCGGTCCCGGTCTTTGCGAGCGGCTCGGTCCGAATGCCCTTCATATCGGATTTTTGCAGCATGTCGGGCGTAATCAGATAGAGCGTGCTCGTCGCCGCGGCCGTGGTCTGCTGTAGCCGATTCGGGAGAAAAGAGAGCGTAACCCCGAAGTCAGTCACAAAGACGTTGACCGCGCCCTTTGCTACCGCTGCCTCGCGGCTCTGCGCTATGTCGCTCATGAGCGTTGCGACCTTGGCCGTTGTCGAAAAGAGATACTCGGACACGCGCCGAATGAGCGCCGGCCGTCCCATGAGCACGCTCGGGTCCCCGCCGAGCTGGTAAATGCTCTGCGCCAGGTCGCGCAGCGCCGCCTCGGAGATTGCGCGCTTGGTCCCGAGCCCGGTCGTCGCTACGATGCCGGTCGCGGGGTTGAATCCGCCATTCGCCCCGGTCGCGCCGTTGTTTGTGTTTGTGGTGAGCCAGGCGTCTAGCCCCGCCGATTTGCCCGCGACCGCGGCGCCGTCGTCGGCAATGCTCGCCTGGCGCCCCGCCATGATTGCATCTACGTCGCGCCTGAGCTCCTGCTGCCTCATGGTGATTTGGTACGCGAGCGCGTTGCTCTGCCCGATCACGTCCGAGGCTTGCGCGCGCTCGGAAACCTTGACACGCTTTACGCACTGTTGCGTGTGGTTGCCGACGCGATTCCCTAGCGCCGTGTTGTCCCCTACCACGTCGGCGCCGTCAATGTTCGCGTTGTTGACGTTCGGCGCCGCGAGCGCGTCCTGTGTCCACTCGGCATAAGGGTTGACGTGCGAGCCCGAGCCGATCAGGTCTTGAAACGGCAGCGGAATGTGGGAGATATCCCAAATTTGCCGCATTACGTCCTCAGCGATGAGCCCGCCGAACTGTTGAGCGACGAGCCCCGCCCCTGTGATTCCAGCCATGATTACCTTTCTCGCCGCGAGCTCTGCGAGCTCGAGGCGTGAGCGTTGAGCAAGTCCGCGACCGCCGCCACTTTCTCGGGCGTCGTCTTTGCGGCTTTGCCCTGTTCAATGATTGAGCGCACTCGCACCGCGAGCCCGCTCGGGCGTTGCTGTATTCTCCCGGGCGTCGGGCTCTCGGCGGACGCGCCGCCGGTCTGCTTGGCCTTGCGAGCTTTTTCCTCGGCAACCCGAGTCCGTCGCGCGGCGTTCATCATGTCTCGCACGAAACGAGCTATGCGATGGTCCTCTATCGCTGCCACGTCAGCAGCCCCAAAACCCCACGGCTTGAGGTAGTCAATCATGGCCGTTCTGTCCGCGGCGTGTTTCGCCGGGTCTTTCCAATCAGGCACCGCAGCGTAGAGCAGCGCGCGCTCGCGCTCGAGTCTCTCGGCCCGGTCCTGGTTGAGAATTCCGATAACGTCCTTTGGCACGTAGGGCGCGAGCGAGTGCGCCAGGCGCTCGAAGTGCCGGCGCGCTTGCATGACCTCGAGGCTCGTCGCGTCGCGCTCTTGCTCGTATGCCTCGCGCTGAACGCGCAAGTTTTCCGCGTCAATGTAGCCGCGGCGCAAGTCCCCCAGGGCAACGTTGACCTTGCTCTTATTGCCGGCGGCGTCTACCAGGTCCACGTCCTGAATGACGAGATTGTCGAACAGTTCGCCCTCTTTTACGCCGAGAGCTCGAGCGAGCTCGGCCGGCGTGATATGTTCCTGCTCGCCCGCCTCGCCCTCGCCCCCTCGTGCCTGATCCTCGCCCGCGTCGCCGCCGCGCGAATCTCCCGGCCGAGGTTGCCCCTTATCGCTGCCCGCCTGGTCGCCTTTGTCCTCGTCCGCTCGAGCTGCTTTGTCCCCTGCATGGTCCTGGTCCTCGCCGTTAGGTTTGTGGTCCGCGTCCGCGTTGCCCTCGTCCGCCTTGTCAACCTTGGGGGTTGACGGCTCGCGCTTGGGTTTTTCCCCGCGCAGCAGCGCGCCGACGCGCTGCACCTGGTCCGTATAGGTTGCCTGTCCTTTCGCTGCCGCATTGCCGCCCGCCGGCGCCGGCGCCTCGGGCGCGCGCGCCTCTTGCTCTGCTCTCATGTCTCGCCCCTTGTTCCGCGCGCGAGCTCTTGCACCTTGGCCGTGAACGTGCGAACCCCCTCGAGCAGCTCGAGGGGACGCGCCGCCGCGTCCTTGTCATGCGCGAGCGCGCGCCATTGTTGGAAAATATCTTGCTCGAGCACCCCTAGAAAGTCCTCGTAATCCGGGTCCCGCAACACGCGCGCCGCGAACGCCTCGGCGCGCGTCAACTCGGGGGGTTTACTGGCCGGCGCCGGCTTGGTCCGCTTGCGCGCCATTGTCCGCCCCGTTGCCCTGTGCAGCCGCTACGCCCGCCGCGGCCGCGGCCGGCAACATGCCGGCGCCGTTGCCGCTGCCGGCGCCGGCGCCCGCTTGCTCGAGCGCCGCGCTTTCCACGTTCGCCGGCGCGCGCTGAATTGCGGCCGAGAGCCCCGCGAGCTGCAATTTCTCGAGCTCGGTCGTCGAGTGCCCGAGCACCTTCATTTGCTCAACCTCGGCGTCTAGTACGGCCTGGAAGTATTTGACTGAGGCGTCTAGCCGCTTTTCCCACGCCGAGAGCGCGACCTGTAGAGCTGCAATGCGCTCCATGAATTGCGCTTGCGCCTGGCTCTGCGCTTGCGCGGCCGCGGCTTTCTGCTGCCCGGCTTGCTGCGCCGCCTGGCTCGTCGGGTCCGTCCAAAGGCGTGTGATGTTCTCGAGCCCGCGCGCGCGGCCGAGCGCAACTAGCGTCTGGTATACCTGCGGCAAGGTCACGAGCTGCCCTTCTTGCCCGGACCCGAGAGCGGTCATTTGCTCTTGCAACGTCTGAGTGAGCGCGACCACGCGCGCGGACATGGCCGAGCCCGCGGCGCCTACCACTACCTCTGCGAGCTCGCGCTCGGGCCAGGCGCTCGGGAGCGTGCTCGCCCAATCCCCGGACGGCTTGCCGTGTAGCTTCGCGAGGTAGTACGTCCGCAGCGTTCGGTGCGCCAACAGGTACATTCCCCGGAGTCCGGTCTCGCTGAACGTGCGCAACATGAGCTGCGCGAGCATTTCCTTAGCCGTGTATTGCCGCTCGGTCCCGCGCCAGGTCTCGCCCTGTTCGGCGCCGGCCGTCTGCAAGTCCAGGGACGCGCCGCCCGCCTCGGCGCGCGCCTTGTCGAGATAGTTCAGCGCCGAGAGCGCCGAGGGACCGCAGTCCGGCCCGACGATATATTCAACGGCGCCCTGTTGCTTCGCGTCGAGAATGCCGCCCGGCTTGTTGTTCGCCGCGAGCTGCGCCGCGTTGCTCAACCCCTGCACCGCGACAATGCGGCCGTTGTTGAGATAGGCGAGATTGTCGAGCCATTGCCGCAGTACCTCGCTCTTGCTGAATTGCGTTTGCTTCAGCTTGTCAGCCGCGCTCTTGCCCAGGAACCTGTGCGATTGCAGCAGGACCGAACCCGAGCAGTACGGGTGGAAAGGTTTGACCTCGGGCTCGGTCAGAAAAAAGCCGGTCGTATTTTTGCCGCTTCTGACTGCGCCGTCGGACCACAGCGCGCTGTAGAGCTCGCCGGCGCCCTCGTCCTCGTTGAATTCGGCGCGCACGTAGACGCGCCAACATTGGACCGGGTCGAGCATGGGGTCCGTACCGCCAGGGCTCGCACCTGGTAGCGCGTCGCGCGCCGCTTGCGTTTGGTCCGCGCCCTGCTCGCGAATGGGAACCTGGCGCGCCAGGTCCTCGGGGACGCCCATCCCGAGCAGCTCGCCGCGCACGTAGTAAAGCCGCTCGGCTACGAATGGACACCCGCCAATGCTCGGCCGCTGCCAATCGGACCACTTGCGGAAATCCTCGGGCGCTATCGCCTCAACGCGCAACGCCTGGCGCGTCGTGGTCACGTCAACGGTAAAGCTAACGTAATCGCCGTCCTCGTCCTGGTCCCCGAGCTCGCCGCGCAGCTCGCGCGCCTCGTTGTCGTTCGCGGGGACGAGCAGCTCGGACGCGACCGCCGGCGGCGTTTTCGAGTAGACGCGCCCCTCGGTCTCGGAATACTCGTCAATCCAGACCTTGAAAATGCACGTCCTCGAGAGCAGCGCATCGCGCAGCGCCGACGTGACCGCTACGAATCCCTGGCCGTTGCGCGATAGCTCGCGATGCACGAACCAGGTTTCAAGGTCCGCGGTCGCCTCGTCCTCGAGCGCCGTCGGCGTGAACGCTATCGGCGGAATGCCGGTAAACGCCGGCTGCATCTGCGCAATAATCGCCTCTACCATGTCGCCCACGTCAGCCGAGACCGCGGACGACAGGTCCGCGTCCGCCGGCGCCGCCGGGAGCTGCCCCTCGTAGAGCTGCACGCCCTCAATTCTCGAGGGTTCCCATTGCTGCACGTCCCAGGCATTCGCGCGCGCGAGCTCGCTCGCCACGCTCTGCTGTAGAGCCTCTCTGTCCATGTGCGTTATCTCCGCAGTCCTGCCGTTGCGCGCCTCGAGCGCGAATAGTCCACCGGGAGCTGCTGTTGCTTCCCGCGCAGCTCGTAACCCTCGCCCTCGCCCATGACGGCATAGGCGAGCGCCTCGCAAATGTGCGAGTAAAAATTTTTCTCGGGCTCGTCCGTGTAGCGCGCGTCAACGCCGGCGACGTTCAGGCGCCTGTAGCGATACGCGCCGCCGAGTCCGACAATCAGGACCTTGCACGCCGGCGACACGTAGAGCCCGGGGTAAGAGTCCAAGCACAGCATTCCGAGCAGCCGCGCGCACGTTTCGCGCCGGTAGCCGCGCGCGTTGCCGTTCGCGACCGGCAGCGCCTCTATGCCCTCGGACGCGAGCACGTCGAACGCCGAGCGCATATCGTTCTGCGAATGCACGCCGCCGCCTGGGTCCGCCCAAAAGCGCCACTCCTCGCAGCTCGGGTAGGCGTGCATCGCCTCGCGCAACAGTGGAATGAACTGCTTGACGCCGGCGCGCTCGGTCGTAATCTCGGCCAGGACGTTGTAGCCCCCGGCTACGCGCTGCTGAACGATTGCCGCCGCCGGCGTGAGTCCGAAGTCCAGCCCGACAATAAGCGGGCGCCCCTTGATGTATTCGAGCGGACGCGGCGCGACGTGGACGCGGTCGTTGAATTCCGGTAGCACCGCGAGACCGTCGCGCGCGTAGCCCCACAGTCCGCGACAGTAGACGTTGACCCAATCCTCTGTTTTCCCCGCGACCAGGCGCGCGTAGTAGCCGGCCGGCAAGTTTTCCGTGTTCTCTGCCTCGGGCGAGAGTCCGCTCGGCTGCAAAAAGAGCTGATAACCCTCGGGTGGGCTCTCGGAAAATAACTTGTAGAGCCAGTGCATACGGTCCGACGGATTGCTGTCCAGAATCACGCGCGGCTCTACTCGAGCGCCGAGCGACGCCGGCGGAAAGCGGCCGAGGCGCCCGGTCAGCATGTCGAAAATCGGCCGCGGGAGCTCGCGCGCCTCGTTCAGCCAGGCGTGCGTGAGCTCGAGCGAGAGCAGCTTGCGCACGTCCTCGGGCGTGTCGAACGAGCGAAAGATAAAGTCCGCCTCAACGTTGCCCGAGCGCACAGAGAGCGCGAAGTCCTGGCGCGAAAAAACGCCGATTCCCTCGGGGACCCAATGCCGGAAGGTTGCGAGCGTGGTATCGCGCAGCTCGCGGTAGGAATTGCGCGCGATTAAGGTCCTCGAGCGCACGATACCGTCCGCGCACGCGCCCGCCTGGTCGTTCGCCAGGCGCCAGAGCTCCATTGTTGAGCCCGAGCTCTTGCCCGAGCCGATAGGTCCGACGATTGCGCGCGCGAACGCGCTCGAGGCGTGAAACCGCGCGAGTGTCGGGCTCGCCCTGTAGACGATCACGGCCGCAGCTCAACGGCGCCGTCGGCGTTGCGCACCGCGCGGCGCGCTACGTCCGCCGGCATTCGCACGCCGCCCTGCTCTATGCGAATTTCCGGCGCGCTCGGGGGCGGCGCCGCGCAGCCGGCGAGCAGCGCGAGCGCCAGGACCAGGCGCGCGCGCCGCGCGCGCTGTGCTTTTGCCCGGCGAGCTCGCCGCTCGAGTTCGCGCCGGGTCGGGAATTGGACCGGGGGGGTTTTTTTTCTGCGGGTGATCATTTGAGACTCTGCATCCAGCCGAGCAGCGTCGCCGCGACCTCGTCCACCTGGCGCATGAGCTGGACCGCTTCGCGAATCTGGATAGCCGCTAATCTCGGGTCCGCGGGTATGCCCTCGCCGCTCTCGAGCTGTTCGGCCACGCGCTCGAGCTCCTCGGCAAGCTTTCGCGGGTCTGTGAGGTTCGGGTCAAAAATTTTTCTCATAGCGAGTGCCTAAAAAATAGGCAGCAGGGGGGGGTGGGGTCCATCAAGTGCGAAGCGG